TCTTGTGATATACTAACATTATGGCTGAGCAAATTGAATTGCCGAAGTTTTACTGGCGTGAGCAACGTCAGGTTAACGTGCATGATATCCCTGGTATCCGTTATCTGCCTTGTATGCCCGTTGTCGGTTCCTCTCACGGTGTTACCCGCATTGAAAACGGCACTTTTATTCAGTATCTTCGTGATGTAGAGGGTGGTCCCCGTGGTGAAGATAAAGCATGGGTCTTTGCTCTAGCAGAAAAGCCCGAAATTGAGTTTGTAGTCCCAGCAGCTTGTGCCCCCTATCTCTGGAAAGCAAAGCATAAGGTTCAGCCCCTACGAAAGCGATGATAAAACCCCGGTAAATCCGGGGTTTTTTATTACTTGAATTTCTACCATTAACCTGATATTCTATATATACGATGAATCGAAATCACCTTCACACCGATAACACCCGCCGTTATTGCAGCCGTTGTGGCGATGCCCTCACCGATCCAGCTTCCCGTGAGTGCGGCGTCGGTCCCGTCTGCCGTAAGAAGGATACCCACCTTTACGCAAAGACCATTGTTGCTAACTTTGGGCTTGCTACTGTCCGTGCCATGAGCGTCCGTGAGGAAATGCTCGCTCCCGAGGTTGTGAGCGTTTGGAAGGCTGCTGTTAAGCGCCTTCTTAAGTCTGCGGAGAAGGTTGCTAACCTCACCGACGATATGACTATTATGCAGCGCACGGGTGCGGATCTCCGTGAGGTTGTGCGTGCCTGTGATCTCGTCTGCTCCTATGAGAATCCTACGCCCATCGTTCGCTCCACCATCGTTGACGTTGTGCGTGCCTGTGGCTACGTCGGTCTTGCCGCTGTCCTCTCCGGTGAGGCTTCTACCTCCCCCAGCCGTGTTTGGTTTGAGAATGGTCGGGTCTACATGACCGGGCTTGGCAATAAGTCGGGTTGGGCTGCTATGCGTCAGATCCCCGGCATCCTTACCCCGAAGTATCGTGGTGATCGTGCTCCCTACTCGGCTCCTGCTGCCCAGGCTGTTTCGTTCCTTAATAACGTCCGTCGCTTCTGGCCGATGTATGAGGGCGATATCGCTGCGATTGGCAACGAGGCTGCAACGTGGGTTCAGAATAATCAGGTTGTTGCCCAGGCTGCTGCGGCTTCTACCGCTCCGGTTCATATGTTCGGGATTACCACCCGCACGCAGGACTTCGTTGTGACCTTCCCGTGGGTCCGTGGTGCGAACATGATGGGTTTCATGGCGCAGCTTAAGACCATTCCTGCTAATCAGCGCAACTACAATCCGGATACTAAGTCGTGGTCTTTCACCATCGCTAATCTTGATCGTGTGACCGAGATTGCTCGTAACTCTGGCATCTTTGGTGAGGTCCGGAAGGTTGATACCGGCGAGGCTACTCCGGAAGGTATTTACGGGGTTAAGCGTCGTTATCCTAAGTTGGGTCGTGCTGCTTATTTCCGTGGTGGTTGGCGTATGTGATAGTCGCTAAAATCTAAACAGACTAAACCCTGGCTCTACCGGGGTTTTTTATTTTCAAAATTCTAGACCACCATCGTCGAAATCACCCTTTTGCATTAGCTTCGCAAGGGTTTCTTCGTATCCAAGCTTTATACCAGCTTGGATTTTTTCTTTATTGAAGTCCATGCTATTTTGATTTGGGGATACGCTTGGTATGTATACATTAATCTTAACGTTTTCCAGCGTCCTGGCTGCTCTTAAAACGGTGTAGCAATCCATAAGGTAAACTTGGTCGCTCATTATTTCAGAGGCTCTTAAAGCGACTCTAGGGGCGCTTGTGAGGTTGGTAGCCGGCAACATACGATCTCTTACTGCAATAGGAGAAGTAAGGATAACGTCTATTTCATCTGGACGTTCTTTAAGAGCTTCATAGATTGGGATTTGGTGACGTATACCACCATCAACCCATTTCTCTCCATATAGATCAATAGGTTCAAAAACTAATGGCAAGTGGCTGGATGCAAGAATAAACTCTTTAATTGCATGGTTTTGTCCATCGATAACGTTATATTCGGAGGTATTAAGATTTACGCAACCTATTGTAAGTTTAACGCCGCTTGAAGCTATCCTTGATCGATCTAGGAAAGTATCTACCAATTTTTTAAGAGGTTGTCCACTATGTAGAGATCCCTTCCACATTGAAAAGAGATAATTTATAGGTTTAATAGGATTCCACCGGGTAAAGATATCATCTGATGTTTTTATGCTGTTCCAGATATCTAATAACCCTTTAGCGCAATGAGGTTGCTCCATTGTGGAATGCATTGCAATCCATGAAGCATTTAAGGCACCAACAGATATACCATGAACAGTATCCCAAGTTCTTCCAGCTTCTAATAACGCTTGTATCGCACCAACTTGATAAGCACCTCGAGAACCACCACCACTTAATACAAGCGCCCTTTTAACCATATATCACCTCAACCCTTTAACAATGTTTTACCACCATATGATACGTCATTTCCACCATTTATAATTGCTGAACGTTCAACTAATAAGTCTCCTGCAAACGGAGCTCTCACACGAACCAAATCCTTCATTCTCTGTGGCTGCTCGTTGATTTTAGATAAATCAATCGTGGGTAGGTCGTCCACACAGTAGGCTCGCATCTCTCCCATTATAGCAAACTCTTTATTGGCTACTCCGGTTAATGGACCCATACTACGAATAAGAGTGGTAGTGGTTCCCCATCCATCCGGGTTTTGAATTTGACGATAATAGTTTGCACCTTCACGAAGATATACGGAACCACCAGACGTTGGTTGTTGCATCATAGCTCTTTGCATAAGCATACCAGCTACGTCTACTTCTGGCATTTGAGGACGTGTTGGTTGTTGATATTGTGGGCGTTGAGGTTGTTGTTGAAGTTGCGCTGCTCTATTTGCCCAATACTTGGCTTCCCAATCATCCATAAAGATTATACTCCTTTAGAACTAATTTTATGATCATGTGCTTATGTTTTCTTGGTAGCGCATTTTCATTGATATTTCCACGTTGCGCATCGATTGCTTTTTCGATTACGTCTGAAATTTGTCTTTCTTTATCTCTTTCATCCAATTCTGTTGAGAACTGAACATTAGTAATATAATCTTCTAATTTCTTTTTAATAGTTGGATTTGTTATAAATTTAGTAACCATTTTTCGATATTCTCCAACGTCTTTAACAAATTTTTCACTTTGCGAAGGAAGAATCATAGAACGGGTAGTTTGTCTTGGACTTCTTGTAAAAGATGAAGTTTTAGGCTCGGCAGGACGAAGCGATCTACCAGCTTCTTTTTCTAAAAATGCTTCATTACTACTTGACATTTTTGAAACTATTTTTTTAATATTTATCTTTTCTCTTGGATCTAATTTTGATTTCGAACGTGGATGCTCCAGTCCATCAACAATCTTATTAAACTGATCGATATTTGGTAGATTCTCAATGTCTTTATAGTATTTTTCTGCTGTACCAGATTTTAAAATATTAAAAAATTTTTCTGATATTGTGACCAAATCTTGATCCGTAAATTCTCCAATCTTAAAAACTCTTTGTAGATACTGTATGTCCGGATCTGTTGGCGTTTGAGTTTCTGACTTTCCTCTTCTTAAAACGTTTGGTACAGTATCTTTTTCGGCTTCAACTATTAAATAACGAATAACTTCTTTTAATTGCGCCAACACTTTTTTACGGTTTTTTTCAAAAGCTACGGCACCATTCATTGGTTCCGGATTTTCTGGTGCATTATTACTTGGAAGGCCGCCTGGATATACTTCTTTAGATTTTGGCTTCCACTTTTCCCAGCTCTCTTTTTTAACATCGGTTCTGACATTATCTGGACTACCTGGTTCATTTGGAGCACGCCGTTTTCTTGTAACGGCACTTTTCTTTTGTTTCTTGCTCATATTTTTAGCCTTGTTTGCTGGAACACATTTTGGATATTTTTTAGAGCTATCCTTTGCTCTTACACCTTTATCGGCAGATGCACCACATGGGGGATGACCGCCACCTTTTTTCTTACGGCTGATATCTTTCCAATCTTGATCAAACCATTTACCAAGACCTGAATTTTTATATACTTCATTAATGTTATTATTTTCTTTTGCCATTGTTAATCCATGTACTTAAATGTGTGTTTTTTATAGGTTTTTCTATGTCCAAGTAAATGACGAACTATCACGTTTATTTTTGTATTATAATACACCGCAACGTCTTCAACAGAATTAAATATTAATCCATCATCTCGTATGATTTTACGATTTCTGTAATCCGGATTGCAATTTGATTTAGTAAATTTTTGATACCATTCACGATTGCAACGTAACTTTTTTGTTTGATCATCACTTCGACGTTTTCTATTTTCTTCTGTCCTGACACTTTGGATATGTCTATTTCTTATTTCCGGTTTCCACATCGCTTCTTTTGTTTTGGCGGCGATAATATGTTTTTCTTGTTCGCTTCTTTTTCCATATCTTTTTGGACCACAATCTCCGCCTTCAGTTAGGTTTGTCAATTGTATTCCATTTTCTTTGCATTTTTTAATTTCTTGTATTTCAAGTTCATATGCTATCTTTTCTTCAAGGTTTTCATGTAAAAATAAAACAACCGGCTCTTTACCGTTTTTACGTATTAATTGAATTTTATATTTTTTATGTAAATTGTTGCCCCAACCGGAGGGTTTTAAATGATCATATACTCTATTTCCAGAACCTTTTCCAATATAAAATATTGAATTGTCAATCGGATTTAACAATGCATACACGTAAAACCATTTGCGAAGGTCTTCGTTCATTTTTTCTTCTTTCCCTTCTTACGCCAGCCGCCACCCTTGCTCTTATACCACTTAGATGCCCAGGCATTAGCATATGCAGATGGATATACTTTAAACTTTTTACGGGCTTGAGACTTTGCTTGACTCCATAAACTTGGATTGGTAGGAGCATTTTCTCCTTCATCAATACCTTCCTCAAGCATTGCTTCATCGACACGTTCTGGAAGCTTTGCACCCTTTGGAGTTTCACTTTCAAACTCAGAAGCCAAACGTTTCCATTTTTCTCCTTCTTTGCCGCCTTCGGCTGCTTTTGCAAAAAAGAAACGACGTTGAGCTTTAGAAGCAAATTCTTCATCCATACCGCCTTCATCGCTGTCAGAGTCGCCAGAATCTGAACCTAAATCACTATCACCACTATCATCTTGTTCGTTTAAAAGGTATTCTAATAATGTTTTAAGTTCTTCCATATATGCCTCTCTTATACTTGCATTGACTCCAACACGATCATCGTCTGTAGGAGATTGTCTTAATCTTCTTGCCCCTAACAAATCTTCGCCAAAATTTTCATCTCCACCATGAGTAGCTTCATAATCGACTGGAACAAACTGTTTTGGCCAACCAATAGAACCAAATCCGCCTAATGGACTTCTTTGTGGAGGTTCGAACACCATTGGAGGATTTTGTTCCTCATTCTCTCCAAACTGTGGGCGCCATGTTTCTGGCGGTTCTTTGCTTGGATCCCTATGATTTCTCCATGCGGCTAATGAATTTGTTCTTGTATTATTCCAACCTAAACGGTCTGGTGTCGTAGCTTTTGGGGCGCCTAACAATTCTTGTATCGTTTCTCTTACCAAATCTTTAATGTAATCATAAAGTATTAGATCACGGGCATCACTTTCATGCTCCGTATCAGATGATAAATCTGGATCTGGTCCAATAAGCTTATCTAATTTTTTTGTAATAGGTTTTTTAAGCTTCTTTACACGACGACCTATCAATTCATCTTTTTCATCTAATTGTAAAGACATAGCAGCAGAATTTCCTGTCATATCATCCATAGGAACACCGTTGAGTGTTGGACCTAAATATTCTACCTTGCGTCCATCTATAGGATTTTCATAATCGGCGCCGGCATTCATTGGAGTAAACTGTTTTGGCTCAACTAACGTATTAGGTGCTGGAAATCCAGGTAAGTCTCTCATACGAGAAACGGAGTTGTCATATGGAGCACTTTCTGCAACAGTTTCTACAGCACCATTTCTACCATTCCAATGCGGAACAGGATCTTCATCAGAATTAAATCCAAAACCTCTACGGTATTTGTTGTTAATCCACTCTTGATCTTCTATGTTTTGTTCAAGTTCTTCTTGTTCTTGATCTGCTATAGCTTCTGTAGCTGAATTAAGTCCAAAATGAGCTAATTGTTTATATCCCCCCATGCCAAAGTTGCCGGTGCCTCCAAATGATGGATTACCATAAAAGTTAGGACCGGTATATTCAAGAAGCTTTTTGAGATTTGTTTTTTTATTGGTCATGGCTTAAGCTTAATTATCTCTCTCTTAATTGGTAGCGTTCCACAAAGAAAGAAAAGAACTTTATATTTTTAATCTATGCATGTAAGATAGATACATGGCAATAGATAATCCTAAATATTTCTTGTTTGACACCGAAACCGGTGGTGTACGTAAAGAAATGAGCCTTTTAACATTATACGGACATATTCTAGATGATAGTCTGAATATATTAGATACAATTGATTTAAAGATAAAGCCGGATGATGGTGTATATCATTTAACTGCTCAAGGTCTTAATATTAATCGTATTAATATCATGGATCATGATTTAGTAGCTAAACCGGTTTCAGAAGTTAAAACCCGGTTCAAAAATTATATAGTTGGGTGGACTTTAAATCAAAAACTTACTCCAATTGGTCATAATGTCCGATTTGATGTAAAATTTGTCAAAACCCATCTACTAGAAGATTGGGATCGTTATTTTGACCGGCGCCATATTGATACCGCATCAGTTGGCAAATTTCTTGCTCTTACTGGAATAGTTCCAAAGCTTAATACCTACAGTCTCTCTGAAATGGCTTCTGCTATGATGATTGATGTAGATGAAAGCAAAAGACACGAAGCCGGATACGATGCAGATTTAACCCTAAATGTATTAAGAAGCATGACTAATTTAGTAAAAGGATCAACAAAATGAGATATACAGTTAACGTAGATGAAAGAGTAAGAGTTAAGGATATTGAGTCGGCATGTTATATGCCAATCTATATCAAGTTCTCCGGTGCCTTTACAGAAAATACCGCAAATAAATTCTGTGAGGAGCTGGAAGCCGCCGAAGATCATTGCATCAAGGCAAAACAGGAAATCTTGCCAATCATCATTGACAGCTATGGTGGTGAAGTATATTCTCTGCTCGCTATGGTTGATATGATTAATGCTTGCAAGGTAAAGGTCGCAACCATTGTAGAAGGTAAGGCTATGTCATGTGGCGCTGTTCTTCTTACCTGTGGTGCAGAAGGTTATCGTTTCTGTGCTCCATCGGCTACTGTTATGATCCATGAAGTATCCAGCATGAATTGGGGCAAGAACGAAGAAGTTAAGGCTAATGCTGTAGAAACGGATCGTTTGAATGAACGTATCTTCAAGATGATGGCAAAAAACTGTGGACACAAAGAAGATTACTTCCTTGAGTTGGTTCACCAAAAGAAGCACGCCGATTGGTTCCTTGATTCAGAGGAAGCTATAAAGCACAACGTAGTTAACCACATTGGTATTCCAAGCTTCCACGTGGATTTCAAGATTGAGACTGAATTCCGTTTGCCTAACGGTAAGCCGGTTCGCTAATCTTTAAATATAGTTAAAATAAAAAGGGAAGGTCTTGCGACCTTCCCTTTTGCATTTATATCAGGTGATTAAATATCAAACGTCAGTATCGAGTTCGCCAGCAACCCATACAAACTTTTCGCCGGTAGGAAGTAAAGCTGGACCTGTTGAGCTACCAACTGCTACTATATCAACAATTTGGAAAGCACTTACGTTATCAAATAGGCGTGTCCAGTCTACTGTGGCTCCAGTATTAGATACAATTGGGTTTGAAGCAGAAAGAAGAAAATCATCGCCACTAACTTGCATAAAACGTACTACGGTTCCAACTAATTCATCTTTAAGAGCTGGCAATGAAGCAGTTACGTCTGGCGCACTAGATGAAACAACAACAAAGCTTGTTTCAACATCATATGTTCCTGCTGCGGTAATAAGCTGTTGTTCAAAACCAAAAAAACCAGAATTAACATCTGAAGCATTCGTACTTACGAAACCTTTTTTTGTAACTTTATTTCTGATACCCATATTAAATCACCTTCTTCCTGTGGTAGCTATAAATATTATGCTAAAAAATAATATTCATCAAAATACGCCAACAGACTATTCATAACGTTTGAACTAACTACACCTTGAGAACCTAAAACGTTTTTAATAGCCATTAATAAATAGTTGTTGTTATTTTATTTACTGTGGAGCTCCTAGTATGCTAGGATAGAATTTATATTAATATGAAAAAACCAAAAAAAAAATTAATTAAAATATGGTGGAAGATACCAAACATTGAGGATCTAGCTAGTGCCGAGGCTCGAGACTTAATATATCGTTCAATGCAAATAGCATCAGATGCTTATTATCATTATAATAACGTATTACGTGAACCAATTTTTTTTCGTTCATTTGAATTACTAACAGATGCGGATAAAGGAATAAGCATATATAACTACATGATCGGCAAAATACATGATGATCGAGTTAAATATTTTGCAGAACTAAGATAAAAAAAGGCGACCCATTTCTAGGTCGCTTTCTCATTTTAAGATCCGTTAACGTTTAGTGCTTGGTATACTCACTATATTCCCGTGCAGCACTAACTTGCACAACCTCACGCTCCTGCCGTCCAGCCATAATCATAGCCGTTAGACGACCTCCAAACACACAGCCGGTATCGATACCATAGCATCCAGCACCCTTCGTTCCCTTCCAAACTCGGATACCTTCACGACCAACAACGTTATGCCCGAAGATAACATCACGGGTATCATCCCATAGATCCGCCCAAAAGACACTACCAGCAGGTTGACGGAAACCAGGCATTTCAAGCGCCATCATACGATGGGTTTCCGGATGAATATAACGCACCATCGTCATAGTCTCCTTATTCTGCCTATGAAGCGGAACACCAGGGGCAAAACCAGCATGAACCACAAGCGCATTATGCTCCGGAAGCTCAATGTAGTAGGGCAAACCTTCTAGCCATGCAATCTCACTATCCCCAAGCTGGGAAATGGTGCGCTCCTGATCCGCATCCGGATACATCGGATTACGATAGTTTGCATTAATCTGCGCCTTTAGCATATGCTTACGTCGCCGGAGAAGCTTTGCATCGTGATTACCCTGCACCGCCTCTGCACCAATCTCCATTGCATAACGCACAACCCCTGCGCTATCGGGACCACGATCCACAAGATCACCCGCAACGATTAGACGATCCGTGCCCTGGCGATAACCAACACGTTCCACAAGCGCCCGAAACTCGTCCAGACACCCATGCACATCACCAACAATAATCGTTCGCTTATCCATAATATAATAATAACAAAAAACCCCTGATTTCTCAAGGGTTAAATATATTAGATTTTAAGGCTTTTTCAGCAGGAAATGCTAAACTTACGCCGCATATCCAATAGGGCTAGGTTCTTATGCTTTGCTTCAACGTCAACGTCAATAGTATCGGAGCGCATAGCCTCAAGCTGCATATCAGGGATACGATGGATATACTGCGAATGGGCACGCTTCTGGTTAAAGGCAGCATTTTCAAACCCAGGCTCCGTATTGCTAATATGCTGCAAAGGCTTGATATCTCCCCACGTGCGGCGTGTATCATCAAAAGCGTTGGCAAATGACATATCGCCGGTATTGAAAGTAAAATGGTGGCTATCGAACACTACCGGAACACCACAACGATCATGCACTTCTAGAAGCTGCGGAACATTGTAGCACTTCTCGTCATTCTCTAGAGTAAGTCGTGAACGGACGTTATCAGGGAGAGAACGATAGACGCTCACGATAGTATCTGAACGATTAGCCTTACCACCATGAATATTGATAGCTGCATAACTTGAAAGGGGTAGACCCATACAGTCAAAAACCCATGCGTGATATTCAAGCTCTGTAATGCTGTTCTTGATAACATTTGCATTATCGCTGGAAATAACGGTAAACTGACCTGGATGCGTGGTAACTCGGATGCCATTATCAATAAATAGCTTACCAAGCTTTGCAAGCTTACCAACGAGAATAGCATCATCCTTAATCATCTGACTATTCTGATCCCACAAGGGAAGCAGACAGGACGAAAGACGGAATGATCGGATATTGAGCGAAACAAGCTTTGGCACAAGCTTGATATGCTGATCAACGTTATGATGATAGGTAGAACGAATACGGGTGAGGGGATACTTGCCAGCCTTGAAGGCACCTAGCTGCAAGGTCTTTTCCTCAATGATATTCTTATAGACGACATTACCCGTTCGCTTCTTAACGGGCTCAATATACTGACAACACAATCCGAGAGACATATCTACACTTTATCAGAAAAAAGAAGGATTATAAACTATTATTCGGTTGAAGGGATTAGCTCAATATCCGCTTCGTCAACGTAGCATTTTGTTTCACCGACAAGGATTAGTGCTAGCTGAACGGCTCCACTATGCTTTGAAGCCCTCCACTTAAGATAAAGCCCGACCTGATCCGCATGAAAGTCAAACCAGTCTGCCGATGCGATATTGACACAACGGACAAACGTAAAAGGTCGCTTAATGCGGATTAGATCACCGGGCTTAAAGTTCACAGCGAAAGACTCCGCTTCCAACTTTCCATGAAGGAACGGATATTCTGCGCTCCCACGGGGTTAGCAGAATGGATCTGATAACCTGGAATAACAGTATGCCCATCCCAAACCTCGTTCACCAGCCGCCGAAGGAAAATCATGGTAGTATCATCCTCCCCGAGATCATGATCAAAGGAAATATAGGACGGCATCCCAATCTCCATAACGAGATCAAGAGCCTCCTGCGAGGACCGGCACACAACCCAATCCCTATCAGCAGGAGGATTGCGGAGATCATCAATGTAAAGGTTATACATCAGTTTACTCACCAGGGGAGATCATCGTTGATCTCGGCGTCCACCGCAAGCGCCCAGGGCGAAACATCGCCAAAGTTATCACAAGTAGCGCCCCCGGTAAGAGCCATTTCCTCAAAACCGTTGCAATCGGGGCACGCTTCCCAATGCCAATGGGTTCCCTCGTCAAGAACCATCACACGACCCTCGCCCGAACACTTGCTGCAACCACCGATCATTTTTCTTTCCTTCCTTGTCTATATAGAATATCAAAAAGAAAAGGATATTTCAAGATATTATTTTAGTCCTATATTATAGGCGAATTGGATCTACCGGACTATAATCATGCCGCATATATTGTTCTGGATAGATCAACCAACCCATGCGTTCGCCCCACAACACCTTATAAGCTACATAATGACCAGGGCATCGCTGACGACCACCGGGACCACCAAGAAACATGAAAATACCCCCGTGAGGAATACGCTCAAACTCATAATATCCCCTAACGATATGATTATGGCGACCGGGATATGCGGGCTTGTCGCTAAAGATAAATCCCGGCGTGTAATAGCTCCGATAAAGCTTACCCTGCGTAGGGTTCCACTTACAGACAAGAGTATAACAGCCGGGATCGTAATGCATTAATCAGTCAATAAGATTTAGATTATAAAGACGTAGAACAGCCTCACGGAGCGAAATGCCGTTAGCATTAGCAAACTGCTGCGCTGCATTAATCTGATCTGCCGTTAGCTGAACGGTTCCGCCACCGGATCCATCATCCATATTGCTAGCAATATGCCGCAATCCGGCTGCCGCAAGACGAGCACCCACCGTCGCTGCTAGAAGCTTACCTGCCCATGTTAGACGCATATTATACGTATTCTTTCTTTGTGTTAATTATTCAATTAGTATAACGAAACTGACGAACGATTGTGTTATTGATCCACTTACTATCCCCAGGCATATCCGAAAAAGCGATTAGATACTTGCGCTCATAATCGGAAATATCGGTATCCTTGACCGTGACCTCATAGGTCTTACCAAGAACGTTCATGGAAAGCTTATCACCCTTATTCAACAGCTTTTCAAAATCTCCAACCATTTTCTTATCTCCTTTTGTGTTAGGTTTTTTGACTATAAATCAGAGAGTAGAAATGTCAAGGATCCGAATGTTATAGCTCGGATACTTATTTAGAAGCTTGCGGCGAGCCTCCGTGACCGAACCCGCCTTGACGAGATCCCACTTTGCCTGACCGTTGAACGTGTAGATGATTGCGTACTTTGTCATATATGTAAATATAACATATCGAACATCATATTTCAAGCAATAAAAAACCCCGGAATTTTGGGTTATTCCGGGGTTTAATCAATGGAGGAAGAAGCGTTTAATCAATCAAGTAGAGCTGGTGGAGTAGGTTCCGTAGCAGCTAACTTAGTTTCATTTTCCTGCATTTGTTGTTCTGCTTGTTTATTAAGACCTTCGACCATGCGATTATAGCTCTCAACATATTCTGGGCAAAGAGTTACATATCTTTTGTCCTCGGGATGAACCTCAACTACTACTGAACGAAGATGATCTACAATGTTTGTTCCAGTTAAAAGAGAAAGTTGAACTAACTCTCTTACCATAGCAATAACGTTATCATCAATCTTGTAAAGTGTTCTATTTGTTTGCGTTGTTTCTTCTGACATAACCATTCCTTTTTAGGAAGAGTTTAGGGCAAATAGCCCGAAAGGTATAAAAGAAAACAATAAAACAATAACACCAAACCCGGTATTGGATCATATTCGCCATTCATAATATTCCCTTTATCGCATGAATTCAACGGCAAGACCTTCTTTAACAAGTGTGTCATTTAATGATATTGTATCCTTTGTAAATCCTACTGGATAAACTTCTACTAACCATCTACCATATTTTTCTTGTCTTAATTCTCTGCCGTTATGACTACGAATTATAATATAACCGTCAGTAGCATTTTGCTTAAACCATTCTTCTACACGACCTTTAGTAGCAAGACCTTTTAACAATTCCTCTTCATCTTTTGGATGGGAGATTTCTGGAGCATTAATACCCCAAAGGCGTGCCTTAACGTCTTTATAAAGACCAAAGCCAAGGTCAATAAGAATATCAACGGTATCTCCGTCAACAACTCTATTAACCCTGGCTTTGTAGAAATAAACCAGCTTTTCTGTCTCGGTTAACATACGGTTAAATATTAACCGTAGTCACATTATCAAAGTATTTGACTTGCAATAAGGCAACCCCTGGCGACCGCATGTAAAGGATCGGAAGCATGTCTTACTTCCTTAACGGCAACAGGAAAACCATTAGCCTCAAGCTTCTTTGCAAACGTAGCTACGAAACCCTTAGCCTGTGTAGTTCCACCACCCACTACAACCGGTAGAGCATCCTTAAACTTTGGAAGATCCTTATGATCTGCAAGAGCAGCAGCCAAATGCTTTGTAGTATAATCAATAAGACGCTCATAATAAGCAGCTACAGCGGCAAGGATCTGGTTATCGTGAGGTTGACCGATAGTGAAGTCTCCCTCTTCCTTTTCAGCCTGAACAATGCTATCTGTCTGTCCAGTAGCAACAGCAGCCATACGATCAATCCAGTCGCCACTCTTGGTGGTTGAGAAGGTCAATACAGGCTCACCATTAAGCATTACGCAGACGTTAACCATACCAGCACCCCATGATAGAGCAACGCCGGTATAATCGTCATTCTCGAGCTCTGAATAACAAAGAGCCTCTGCCTCATTGATAGCTCTTGGAGCATAACCAACATCGGATAGGATCTTCTTTACAACGTCTTCGTGATATCCAACATCAAACTCTTCATCTTCCTGATCGATAGGCTGGGCAGGAATACAGAATACAAGCTTTTCTCCCTGTTCTGCTGGGGTTCCTGCTACCTCTTTAAGAATATAGGATAGAACCTTACGGGCATCCTTCTCCTTTGAGGAGACAACGCCACGGAACATGGGACGCTTGGCGCTATCATTTCGTTCTACAGCCTTTTCAATAGCATCCTTACCGAGAAGGATGAATGTTCCATCCGTGTCTTTAACGAACGTTTTACCAGCCAAACCTTTTTCAATCATCTTTGCAGCGATTGGTGTTGAAGGCTTAATGTGATAGAAGGCATCACGAAAATCTTTATATTGAACCGTTCCTTCTTCCTGTTCAGACGCTAATACAACAAATGATGTACCAACGTCTAATCCCTTACCTAATTTAGTCATCTTTTTACTCCTCTTTTGTTTCTTTTCCATAGTCTCTAATTCTTCTGGTGATAGTATTTTGAAACCCATTAGTCCTCTTTAGACTTTTTTAATGATGCAAGTTTAGAAACATTAGCACTTAAACCTTCGTCTTTGGCTACTGTTGTCTTTCCAAGATCATCAAACTTTTTCTCAAGACTATCAGTTTTTACTTCAGTTATAAACTTCCTATCATCTATTTCTATTTTGCTAATACGGGATACAACGGGAGCTGTTTCAACAGATTTTGGAATAGGCATATAACCGGTTTTTACTTCTGATATAACCGGTTGGTGTGCAGATTGAATAATGGTTGGGGGAGACATGTTCTTCCCGGCAATAAAACCAATACCAAACACCAATATATAACTGGCAATAACTAAAAATATTAAGGGATCCATATTATCAGGTCTTTGCTTTTAGCTTTTGTTCCCTCAAATATTTACTATAGCAATCGTTATGAACTATAGTTTTACCAGATTTTAATTCTTCTTCTGGAATCGTGCCTTCTACTTCTAACCCACAGATAGCACAATTAGGCTTTTTTACTGGGGCGGCCTCTTCTTTTTTTTCCGGTTTCTCCGTTGTTGAAGGTTCTGGTGCAGTTTCTGTGGGAGGTAGCGGTGGTGGAGTTGCAGGAGCTATTTCCTTTTTAACTCCTCTGTGATCAATGATTTTTTGAACTAATTCAGCTCTTTTTTCTGCCGCCTGTTCTTCTCTTGCCTGTCTTACATCATCCGGCGTTGGTGTATAAGGTTCCGGTTCTGTATTTTCTACTTTTTGTGAGCCGCCATCTTTAAACAGACCAAGCAATCCATAGCCTACGATATCTCCATAAGGGCTCTCACCAAAAGCATCCTTACGGGTAGCAATACGCTTTAACTTATCAAAAATACGAACAACGCATAACATATCCGTGTAGGAGTCTACCGGTATACCATTTGGATATAACAGTTTTAAGAAATCTCCCGCCTGATCAAATGATGACCCATATGCTGCATTCTTATCATCAACTAACTTGCCGATCTTTTCGGCTAAATCTGCATATTTTCCCATTCTTACCTCATTAATAGGTTAGATGATATCTTATCTCTTCTGATTATATATTTATATGATATCTTTTATCAATGATATACGATAGGATTACTTATGAGTTTTAGCATACCAATAGAACAAGACGTTGACATAGTAATATCCGGATCTACAATCAATATCCCGGCCGCCGTAACATCAAGTGGTGACATTGGTGTACTAAGACAAGCAGCAACAAGAGATTTATTTGTAACCGGAACATTAACAACAGTTCAAGGAACAAGCCCATGGGTTGTTTCCGCTACAAATCTAGATATTAGAGACTTGGATTACGCATCTGATGATGTAACCGTTTATGGCGATAATGGTGTTGCACTCCAACAAGATGCTTCAAATAAGTTAATTGTTATTGATACAGATGTTTCTGGAGCTATCGTTTCAGCACAAAACGTTCTATCAAGTGCTATTAATACAATATATAACGAACTTAACTCCGGAGACATAGATATTAGAAATCTTAATTCCGGATCTGATAGCGTAACTGTTGCTCAAGGAACAAATCCTTGGACAGTATCTATGTCCGGAAGTGTGACAATTGCCGGGTATGGCGATAATCCAGGATTAGATGCATTTGGTCGTTTAAGAGTTAGCAATCCAACTACTCTTTTCGAAAGTAAACAAATATTCGATAATCAAGATTTGTATTGGTCTACTACAGCATCTAACGGGCAAGTGACCTATATCCAGAATGAAGCTGCAACATTAATGTCTGTTAGCGGAACAAATGGTGCATTTGTTATAAAACAATCACGTCAACGCATGAATTATCAGCCAGGAAAATCTTTGGTTGTAATGGGAACCTATTTGTTTGATTCCGGCTCATCAAATATAGTAAAAAGATTTGGATATTTTGACAATTCTAATGGTTTGTTCTTTGAACAAAGCGGCAGTAATCTTAATATCTGTCTTAGAACTAATACCACAGGAACTCCTACTACTACACAAGTTAGTCAAAGTTCATGGAATTTAGATCGATTAGATGGTACTGGAGCTAGTGGCATCACACTTGACATAACAAAAGCTCAAATTTCATTTTTTGATTTTGAATGGTTAGGAGTTGGGCGTGTCAGAGCTGGATTTGTTTTTAATGGACAAACTATATATGTTCACGAATTTAATAGAGCAAATACTTTAACAAAAGTATATATGTCTACTCCTAATCTTCCAATACGTTATGAAATTCGAAGTTTAGCTGCCGGAAGTGCGGCAACATTAAAAGAAATATGTTCAACAGCCTTATCTGAGGGCGGTCTTGAAATTTTGGGAACTTTAAGAACAGCTAACAGAGGAACAAGTAAGTTAGTAAATGCTCCTAATGGTGTTTTTTGTCCGGTGATCAGTATACGTCTTAAAAGCACAAACATAGGAGCAACAATATATCCTACCGATATATCATTAGTTCCAACATCAGCAGATACTTTCTTATGGGCACTTATATTAAATCCAACCGTAGCTGGGGTTGATGCTGCATCTTGGATCAGTCTTTCCAACTCTGCTATTGAATATGATATATCAAGAACTATTGCTAACACTTTAACAGGTGGAACTGTTATTAAAAGTGGATATGTCTCTGGACAGGGCGTGACCGTTAGTGCTGCTACTATTGGAGACTTAAGAAGTTCTCTTTTGGTTAGTGCAGATGTTAACAATGTTCCAGATCAACTTGTACTAGCCGTCATGCACATAGGCGGAAGCACTATGGATTACTACGGCTCATTATCTTGGAGAGAAATATTCTGATTATATATATCAGAGGGGATGTTTTGTGTCATCCGATACCAGTATACCCTAAGCCCTTGAGTCCATAATCAAGGATCTGTTGTTCGGAACCGCTGAATACGTTAAGAGCACCAGTAAGAATATAGAACTCTTGTCTTGGAATAGTTGTTAATCCAGCTACAACTTCATAAGTTACTGTGCCAGTTTCAGAGCGAACAAACAAATCGGTTACACGTAATTTGCCGCTATAAGCACCACTTACCGGTAATGTAAAGAAATTGGTACCTTGTACTCCGTTTTGAGTAAAACCAACTCTTAAAAGACCTGATGTATTATTTTTAACGGTTATCTCATTTGTAACAAATGGAAATTGAATGTTAAAAGGAGAGGTCGTCGCCACAGATTGGGTTACATAAGGTAAACCGCTGGCTTGATATTCGCCTACGTTATTTGGACCGGTTCTATAATTGAATGCCATATTTGTTAAGTATTAGCCTCATTCAAAAGGTTCTCTGATCTTTCCATTTTCATCCACTAACTTAAACGCCTTTAAAGTGTGTTCAAATGGATTTCCTTCAATACCAACCACCTGTTCAAGCATCTGTCTAGCAATATCTCTTATTTCTACCTGGGCATGAGTCGAATATCTCAACCCAAGGAAATGAGCAAAAGAACGAAAGTTGAACATAACATCAGCCGTTAACTGATTGCCATATGGAAGATATAGACGGGCACTCTCTTTGGCACGCTTACGGGATACGCCTTTTGCAACAAGACGATTTAAACACTCATGGTAGCTCTTAAGACTGCCTTCCATGTGGTCTACATAAAGCTTTACTTCTTCATCGTCCCAATCCTGGGGAACATAATATTTGTCGTCTTTTAGTTCCTTGTAGCGGGCACTCTCACCATTTACTGAAACACCAATACGATGTTTTATGATATGTATATGCGAGGCAATCTCGCTGGTTACAAGGAAATGAAGGCTGGACTTCTCAAATGGAGTTTCGTGATGATTTTCAGCAAGCATCTTTAGTAGAGCCGGCATTCTACCAAGTTTAGCTTCATCAATATCTCTTATAGTGCTTGTCCAAGCTGATTGACTGTGGGTTAAATCTCCACCATAATGTCCAAGTAGCTCTACTTTATTCTGATGTTCTTCTTTCATACGCTTTCTCCATCCCAATTTTTCCATGACACATAAGGCAAGCTATCACCCTCAAGGTCTGGTTTCATTTGAAGAACCAGCTCGTAGCCTTCTCCGTCACGACATTCCATTTCTACAACAACTTCTTTTTCTGATTTGCCGGAAGATATAAGTTGATTGAGTGCTTTTTGTAGTGCCTCTAAAGCTTCTCTTGTTCCAGTTATACGTGCTTCTTGATGTTCAGCATATTGAGCATGAATATGAAGTGATTTCATTTAACTTCCTCTACGTGTTCTATCTCTTCTACCATGAGAGTATACGTTCTTTCAACCCTCATTCCATTTCTCATTTTAAAACAACCAATTTCTAAAAAAAGCATACCATTAATGTATTTTTTTGTCAAAAGAGTTCCAATGAGGATTCTTTTATCTAAATCCTCATTATCATATCTTCTTGTTAAACTGCCAGATGGGTCAATTAATCCTAATTTTCTTGGATCTTTAAACTTAAGTTTTAACGTTATTCCTATGGGCGCCTCTTGAATAATATCTAATATCGGCTTCTCTTTTTCTTTTTTTTGAGAAAACAGATTTTTTAGACGGCTAAACATGAATAGATTATACCATCAAACGTTATGATAGTATATCAATGATTATTTATGTTCATTCGTGACATTTCATGTATGAAAAGTCCTTGAGCAATTAGTCGTGAAGCGACAAACAGAGACAAATGATGCATATCTCCTATATAAGAACTTGCTAATCCTATTGCACGACCGTCTGGCAACATCAAGGGACCACCAGAATATCCTCCAGTAAGAGGTATAGAAGCTTGAATAACAATCAATTGTCCATTTACTATAATATTTCTTGAAACTATACCGTCTACTACAGACCATACTAACTCATGTGGATGACCAACTAATATAACTCTTTGAGCTACATCTGGTGGTTCTACAGCTAAAGTTATAATGTGCTCTGCATCTTCGGTATTTTCTGTCAATCTTAAAATGGCGAGGTCATTTTCGCTATCTATGTAAACAACTTCAGCTTCATTAACAATGTCGTTTATAAAACGTCTTGTTAACATATCAATATCGCCATATCTAACAAATTGAACCACGTCTCCCGTTGGATCATATACAGTTGGTATTTGCAATATATGACCATGAAAGTTTACAATCCGCATATGTTGAAAGCAATGCAAGGCGCTGGCTATTACCCGATCAGAAATAAAAAAGCCGCTGCAATATACCTGTGCGGTTTGATCAGCGGCTGTCTCTGTTCTTGTTTCTACGAAGGCTACAGTTGCTCGTAGTGCATTTTCCAGCGGAGATATTCTCTCTTCCCGCCGGATATCCACATTGCTGTGGCAACTAAACAATAACGTTATCAATAAAATAAAACCCAATAACACTTTTCTCATATATAACACCCATATAAATAAATAGAGGTGATATACGTGAACTTTGTCACAAGATATTATAGTTGGACTAAATCATTTTCTATGATTATGGCGCCCAAGTATCGACCAAATTCATGATCAGATGGATAATGAACTCCAGTAGCTATTCTTGATAAACCTACATTTTTACCTAGTTTAAGTAATCCAACAGCATGTTCTGGATACTTGGCGGATAATATTTCTCCTAGTATATATCCTTCAAAAGAATGACCACTTGGATATGCAGGAGTAAGTGCCATATATGCATCAATAGGAACGTATATATCTAAACCATAATAATTGGCCAATTGATAAGGTCTTGGACGGTTATAATGTTCTTTTAAACGGATTAACAAAGGTTCTAGCTCATTCAAAACAATATTCAAATCGTCCTTGTTTATATCATTAATACCATGACGATTCAAATACTCAATGAACAATTTAACATGATCTTTTTCTGCTTGTTTGCAAAATTCAAGGGTTACATCTGATAGATTTTTTAATATATTTACAAGCTTTAAAAGTTCTCTTTCTGTTTCTGTAGAAGAATTTGCTGGTGGTGGTATTTCAAATAAACGATCATATAACCCAAACTTCATTAGTTTCTCACTAACTTTATCCCTACGTAAAGATATCTCTTTATATCTTAAGGAAAGATTGCCATATGTGACTTTATCTAAAAAATTCATAACCACCGCTTGTTTTCATTAAGTTCATACAATTCATCTTTAGGAATACGCTTATATTTACGGCAAAATATCTTTACAATATTGCCTGCAAGAGTATAAGCTTCATTCTCATATATCGTGTCTATGTCACCCATCTCATTCATAGGATCAACATTTGCTAAATGCTTATCAAGTAATCCTGTCTCCTCTTGACGGGCATGGGTAAGTTCATGAGCAATTGTTCTCATAACATCCACTAAAAGCCGTTTGCCAAACAAAACATGGATTATGTGATCGCCACGATTATACATGCCAGTTGTCATTTCTGGCTTCTTTATCATGTGAAGATATATATCTGGCATGTTTTCAAGCTTTAGAATGCTGTTACAAAATTTAAGGAAATCAATAAGAACGTTTAGTGATTGCTGACTAACTGGATGACCTTTATCTTGATATATTTTTACTTTCTTTGGAGTCTTGTCCAAACTTACTACTTCTTCTAAAGCAATATATTTTACTTTATTTGCTGGAAGTGTCCCTGCTTTACCATCACGATAGATTGGCTTATCCCCATAGTTCCACATAGTATCTTCTACAGGGTTATATCCTCTATCGCTTTTTCGATAATTAAATTTTCTTTTTAGACTTTTCTTTACTCTGTTTTTTGATGGATTTTTAGTATCATCATTTTCACCGGTTAAATCTCCCTGATCTTGCGAAGCATCCATATTATTATTTGATATATCAGAAAAACTTAACCCAGCTCCATTATATACAAGATTAATCTCATTTAATTTGTTTTTAGGTGGGGGACTAAAATTAGCAGGATCCATTGCAGAAGATGCACTACCACCAGCTATAGCACCACTTGAAGCCACAGCTCCTCCACCCGTGCTAATCGCCACTTGTTCTTCCAATTCCTCTTCCAAAAGGTATTCAAGAAGTTTTTTAAGTTGTTCGTTCATAATCTTTAATTACTACTTACTTCTATGAACTTACTAAAAACATACATAAAACTTATCCTCCGTGAAGCCTTGGAAGAAGGTCAAATAGAAAAGACCCTACTAACCCTTGACCAAGTTGTAGATAAGATTAAAAACAAAACATTAATCTTCATAGATACAGAGACTACAACTCTGGATCCAAAGAAACCATTTGCTCAAATAACAGAAATAGCCGGTGTAGCTTATGATACCAATACAGGTGAACGCCTTGGTGAGTTCAATATGAAGGCTAAACTAACCGCTGCTACTCTTTCCAGAATAGAAAGAGAAAAAGACCTTAAAGCTCGTGGTAAATGGACAAATCCAGATGAAAAGACTGTAGAAGACCTACTTGGTATGACTGCTTATCATACAGAAACTGTTCCTTATCAGGAAGAAGCTGAAATGATGGAAGGCTTCGTAGACTTTATTAACAGTTTTGCTGATCGTAATCCAATATTAGTCGCTCATAATGCAAGATTTGATATGTATCAGATTGGTAAAGCATTAGAACGCCACAAACTTCCTAAAATGCCAACAATGCCAATTGTAGATACAAAAGCTCTTGCAAAGAACTATCTACAACCTCTTCTTGCTCTAATGGAAAAAGAGGGAGATCCAGCCGCTGAACCTCTCCTCCGTGTATTAAGACCAAAAAAGTTCTTTATTAATCGTCTTGGAGATTTGGGCACGGCTTTCCAAGTTTCTACAAAACATTGGCATTCTGCTATCGCAGATACAGAACAACTCGCAGGTATTCTATCTGCCCTCATTAACTTCTTTGAGGAAAGACAAGATACCTACGAGTTCCGTTGATCAATATTTGCCTACGCCGTTTGGATCCCAGTTTGTTGGGATTGGCTTACCGTCACGCCAGCATTTCTCTGTTTGGGTCTTTAATCCTAAAACTGGAACACCATATTCCAATACAACCTTTTGCCAAATACCCATACCAGGATCTGAAGGCTTTTGACCATTTGATTGTCTGTGTGCCCAGATATATTCTATTGGCATACCAGCGGCTCTACCATTCTCTACTAGCCACTTAAGGGCGGCTCTAAACGTCTCTATAGCCTTATCATCTAATGGAGTTGGTGTGCCGCCCCAGGTTGTCTTGATATCCTCTCTAATAGGCGTTTTTGGGTCATCTAATAGCCCTGGATAATGTCCTTCGCACTCTAATCCAAGACTAAATGCATTAAGCTCATTTCCATGATATAAGAACCAATCTAACGGTGCAGCAGCTACATATACACCATCTCTGAAGGCTGTAACGTGGGCTGGAATACCGCTGGCACGTCTGTAAGCCTTCTCTCTATCATTTAATGGTCCGAACACACAGGCTGTTTGATGAATACCAATACCGGTTACAGATTTTGGATCACGGCATACGGTTTTACCTTTAACAACCTTTGATGTGTTTATAATCTTTCCGTCAGAACTCTTTTTTCTGGGAAATGGATTTGTTTGTTGTGCTCTTAAGTCTATTAGTCTTATTGTCATATGGTCATCCTTCGCACCAAGTGCATTCTGTTAGTTCTCTCTTATAAACAGCATTGCTATTCTGTTCAGCTTTAAGAACAGATGTGGAACGAAGATAATATAGGCTCTTTAATCCACTATTAGCAGCTTCTAAATGAACCTGATTGATATACTTTGGATCACTATTAGCTGGGAAGAAGATATTGATGCTTTGTCCTTGATCAATGAACTTCTGTCTTTCAGCCGCCAACTTAATAATAGCAAACTGATTTAACTCTCTTGCTGTAAGGAATACTTCCTTTTGTTCCGCTGTTAAACATTCTAAATGCTGAACTGAACCATCATTCTTAAGGATTGAACCCCAAACTTCATCGGTATCTTGTCCAATGCTCTTAAGAAGCTTCTCAAGCTCTGGATTTCTTCTTACGAATGTTCCCTTTGCGCTCTTTTGAGCAAATGCATTAGCAATCCATGGCTCAATACCTTGAGATACGTTAGAAGCAATAAGGGAGTTAGATACAGTTGGTGCTATAGCCATAAGAGTAGCATTTCTTCTGGCATGACCCTTACACCACTCTGGCTCTCCATATTCAGTCGCAAGAACTGTTGTTGCCAACTCTGCTTCTTCTCTAATCTTCTTGAATATGATTTTATTCTGGAGATAAGCTTGTAGGCTATCAAATGCAATCATATTCTTTTGGAAGTATGAGTGTAGACCGAGAACACCAAGTCCAAGAGCACGGGACTTAACAGCAAATCTTAATGCTCTTTCAAATCCACGAAGCTTTGAGGCTTTCTGGATAAACTCTTCCATTATACCATCAAGGAACCATACAGAGAGTTGAACTGTATCCGTATCTTTCCATTCATCCCATCTTGCGAGATTAAGGGAAGAAAGGCAGCAAACAAATGTATGATCCTTATCTGTAGGAAGGAAGATTTCAGAACAGAGATTTGAACCTTTTAGTTTGATGCCGGTTTCTTTTAATACAGGCGGCGCTTGATCATTAGCATTGTCCGTAAAGAAAACATAGGGCTCTCCTGTCTCTACACGGCTCTTAACAAGCTCTTTCCAGCGTCTACGTGCCTCTGGATCTCCAGCCTTTACCTTGTCTATAAACGCATTAGAAACACATACACCATGATGTAGATTAAGGCATTGTCTATTAACGTCACCCGTAGGTCGGCGGGACTGTAAGAACTCATCAAAGTCACCATGTTCAATATCAATGTAAGCAGCACAAGCACCTCGACGGGTAGAACCCTGTGATATACCAAGAATAACGCTATCTGCCATTTTAAGGAATGGAACTACACCATCAGAATGTCCGCCCTTTGAGATTGGAGCCCCTTTAGCACGAACATCATTAACGTGAATAGCTGTTCCACCACCATATTTGGATAGCATTGCTACTTCCTGTAAGGTTTCAAGGATCTCATACGTATCATCAGCCATATATGAAGAGAAACAAGAGATTGGCAATCCTCGAGTTGTTCCAGCATTGCATAGAACTGGAGTAGAAGGGCATAGCCAGTTTTTCCACATAATATCAAAGAACTTGGTTTCAAGCTCTGGCTTCTTTAGGGAACTTGCTACTGCTGCTGCTACACGATGATACATAGCTTTTGGAGTTTCATCATTCCAAAGATAACCACCACGTAATGTCTGGAATGCATCAGATGTTAACCATTCTGGTGCTTCCCCTTCTGCTTTTAATTGTTCTAGTGTCTTCATATATTATTCTCGTTTAATCAAAACATATCATCAAAATTTACAACGCCCTTGGAATAATCAGTTGGCTTAACGCTAAAGAAATCATCAAGTCTAACTCCAGCACCAATAGCATCAAACCATTCCATACGCTTCAATGCTTCCTTGTCTACATTCTTCCAATTCTGTTTTAAACCGAGTTTACCAAGTTGCATATTTGTGCGGTGTCTGATAAAATCCTTTAAATCTTCCTTGGTAAGACCTTCAATGTCTCCGTGCTCAAATACCTTATCAATAAAGTTATCTTCTAAAGCCACAGTATCTCTTGCTGCTTGGTAGATTTCTTTCTTGAATTCGTCGGTCCAGATTTCCGGATTTTCTTCAATAAACGTTCTAAACAAATAACAACCAAACTCCGAATGTAGCGTTTCATCCTTAATACTCCAAGTGACGATCTGGCTCATGCCTTTCATTTTATTATAACGGGAGAAATGCAAAAGGACAGCAAATGAAGAGAAAAGAGAAACGCCTTCTGTAAATGCAGAGAATACAGCAAGAGACTTTGCCATTGTCATCTTTTTCTCTATTGTCATATCAGTTGTATCAATATTACCAGTTTCTACAAGACGATCAATCTTGGCTTTAATGGTTGGCTCTGCAAGAAATGCCTCATAGTTAGCAAATCCGAGAGTTTCATCAAGTAGAGAATAGGCTTGTGTATGGATGGTTTCAAAGGAAGCCATTGTTGTAGCAGCCATAACAACTTCTGGATGCTGGAACCAACGACCTACCTTATTAGACCAATAATCATTAACGAATATTTCAGTCTGTGTAAAGCCCTTTAGAATGCCACCAATAATAGACTTCTCTGACGGAGTAAGGTTCATATTCCAATCAAGAAGATCCTGATTAAGAGTTACTTCGGAGGAAAGCCAATGTGCTTGTTGTTGCTTGAGCCAATAGTCATAAGCTTGTGGATATGAAAATGGCTTATAATTGATGCGACGTTCTATTAGGGACATATAACACCTCAATGGTTCTTTTGATAGTCTCGGATCTTTTCACGGAAGAAGTTTTTAAGATTACCGTCTTCAAGTTCTTCCTGATCTGATTTCATCTTGTTAAACTCTTCTTCGGATAGAACACGAAGTTTAGAGCGAGCAGTATCCAAGTGTATCTGGAATTGAACACCATCTACACCGGCTCTGTTCTTTGCAATGAAGATATTGCCATAACCTGTGCTCTTGCTCATGCTCTTTCTGGCAAGACCGAGAACAAAGTCTGCAACGTGGGCCTGACCATAAGCTTCTGCCATGTTTGTAAGGTCAACGTAATCCTTGTTGGCGCCTTCCTTATTTGACTGTGAAGCGGTCCATACCGGAATATCTACTTCATTAGCAAAGCCACGAAGTTCTTCATAAATCTTCTTTAGTTCAAGACGTAGAAGCTCATACTTCTCTGTTGAACGCATAATACCAGCATAATCAATAACCAATACGTCTGGTCTAAAACCTTCATTAGCAAGCTTATCAATATGTGAACGTAAGGTATTGATTGTAGCTGTGCCGGTTGGATAATATTTAATCTTTAGACGACCAAGGGTTTCTGCATTCTCTTCGTAATACTTCTTGATCTTCTCTTTGTGTTCATAACAATCAATGCTATCAATATCAAGCAAATGACTGTCATAACGAATACCAACAGCTCTCTCATTTAGTTCAAACGTATAATGCAATACATTCTTGCCTTGTAGGAGAGCCTGTGCTCCAAAGTGGGTAAGTAGGTGGGATTTACCTACCCCTGTAGGAGCAATGATTACACCAAGTTCACCGGCACCAAGACCACCATTAAGGATCTTCTTTTCATCAAGTTGTTTAATGCCAGTAGCGACAGTTCTGCGGAAGGTTTCGCTATAACGGGCATCAACATCATCCTTAAGCTCCAAGCCTGGGGAATGCTCATTACCAGCGTTAATAGCCGATTTAATGGTTTCTACAACCTTCTCATACTTCTCTGTCTCAATGAACTCAATGGAGGCTTCAAGAGCCTTCTGAAGTCCAGCACGCTTACACCAATCAAGGGATTTCTCCTTGACATATCCAAGATCACCAAGATCCTTGTTTTCTTCTACACGAAGTAGGAAATCATGGATTTGGGAACGAAGAATGCTATCAGATGGGTTCTTTAGCTCGGATGCTACGATTTGAGCAAGTAAAGCCATTGATGGGAATTCCTTATATTTCTTGTTATAAGACATATAAGTGTCGGCAATCTTTTTAAGATATGCAAACTGGAAGAAGTTAACATCAAGAACTTCTGCAAACTGTCCTGCCCAATTTCTATCAATCAAGAAAGCTTGGACAATCTTTTCTTGGAAGCTCTTATCAAAAGAGAAATGTTTTCCAGTTTCAGCCTTCACAGGTTCTGGTTTGGTCTGCTCACCGCTCATCGTTTTCATAAATACTACGCTCATAGGTTTCCTTTCTTGTAACCTTACTCGATTTCTAAAATTAATTTAAACCCCTAAATTATCGCACAAAATTGCGCATTTGGGAGCAAAAACGATCATAATCAAACGTGGCATTTATACCACATTCCATGATTGTTCTGATTAACCCCAACTTATCCATTCTTGGTTCATGGTTATCCACAATGTAGTTAATCTTGCTAATCTGACTCGCACTTAAATTGCTACTGTTCAAATACATTAAGTCCCAATTACGTCTTATTAGCTGTTCACATTCTACAATATCGTTATAAACAGCAATAGGTTTCTTCTTTCCTATATTCGCTGCCTTGGCTTCTGTTATGACCGTAGCTATATCCAGGTCTTCATCTATAGAAGCCATTTTAGGAAATCGTTTAGCTACCGTCTTGAACCCTGCTCCTGGCACCCCAGCTACGTTATCGCTATCATCACCAGCTATCGTTTTTGCCAAACAAAAATTCCTGGCAGAAATACCAAACTTATTAATAACTTCATTTCCATCTATAATCTTACGGCTGGCAGGATCATATATTTCTATAAGTGGATTATGAAGTAATTGGTAGAAGTCTTTATCGTTAGAAACGATAATTCTTTTAGCGGTTGAGTTATGAAGTTTATCTTGAGCAAGATAAGCGATGATATCATCACATTCTGTATCTTGCACGTAAATCTGGCATACGGGAGTGCTCTTAAGTAGAGCTGTTAGCATTGTGATCTGTTGAACCCTTGTCTGATCATCTAATGCTAAAACATCCCGAATGCTCTCCTTTCCTTGTTGGATTTTCTTCACTTCCTTCATCTTGGCTCTATTCGCCTTGTATTCGGGGGAAATGTGTCTGCGCCTTTGAGACGGACCACCGTTTTCCCAGACAACGTATACACGGGATGGGCAGAAGGTTCCAACAAGGTAGTCAACCGATTTCAAGAACCCAACCACTCCTCCTACCGGCTGACTACGGAGATTAATTTCTTGATTGACCAGGAAATGCCGAATAAAATTATTGAATGCATCAATGATTAGTATCGGTCTTTCTTGGGTTGGTTGGGACATAGACTTAACATATACCAACGAATTTAATTGATATACCGGTTAGATTTCAATTCTTCAAATATATTTAACTTTATCTTTTGAGGAGATTAATATATGAAAATTACAGTAAGACAACTTAAACAGCTTATCCGTGAACAAGTATTGTATAATGGTAAAGATATAACGACGTATACTGCCTCAGACCTTGAAAATAGTCTTGGATATAACATTCCGAGAGAAGACAAAGAAAATATTAGAGCCGAGCTTGAGAGAAGAGGAACGAGAAATTTGGAACAAGACCGGCTTACCCGAGCCGCCTCGTCCGCCGAGAGGTCGGCGGACAGGAGTAGAGAAAATGCTCGTGAACAAAAAATTCAAAAAGAAGGAACAGAACTTGCAAATGATATTATAGAGTATTTAAATAAAAAAGACGCACATAAAGATCCGAAGGTCGGGCGCTACATTATTGAGCTGATCCGTTCGAGGGACGATGAGGTAATGGCGGCGTGCTATCAGGCGTTAAACAAAGTCAAAATTCCCAATTTCGGAAACAAAAGAGCCGACGCAGTTGTAAAAATGGTAACTAAAAAAGGTTGGAAGCCAGGATTATTCGGTTTAGGCTTTATGGGACTTGAAGAAGAAATTCAACAAATGGTAAAAGAAGAGTTAAGACGCCAATTGAAAAATCGTCGCTGAAGGGATAAATAATATGAAGATTACATATAGACAACTAAAGCAAATTATTCGTGAACAAGTTGAAATGGCAATGAAAGAAGATGATCAAAGTGTATATATGCCTTTAGCATCTGAAGAAGTTCAAGCCGCTGTAAAAACATTAAATACTGCCGACCCACTTGCAAAAGAATGGGCAAAGAAGAATTTAAAGCTCTGAAACCATTTGAATGGTATAATTGAAAACGCCGCCCCGAAATCAATCCCGAGCGGCGTTTCTCTTTTCTATCTAACCGATTTCACTTTCCCGATGAACCAAATCCAGCAGAACCACGATTTGTCTCAGTAACTTTGTTTGTCTCAGCCATTACTACCTCACCAGCAGTAGCTACCTTGTAAACTACTAACTGAGCTATTCTATCACCAACATTAAATACCGCATCAGCAGCACTATGGTTAATAAGCGTAACGCCTATCTCACCCCTATAGTTTGGATCTATAATACCACCAACAGGGAATATACCCTTACTGGCTAATCCACTACGTCCCTCTATCTTCATAAAGATACGATTACGATCATTGTCCATTATTGGCATATCTGCTAATTGAATACCGGTTGATATTTTAGCTAAACCGTGAGCTGGAACATTTATATTCTCCGCACAATAAACATCAAAGCCAATATCTCCATCTCGGACTGCATGAGGTAGCTTGGCATTACTATTCATGAGTTTAAATTTGATATTGATAGTTTTTGGTGCCTTTGGTATTTGAGGGTCAAACCAATTACGGTCTACGGTTTTATATGCATTTTGTGCTACTGGTTCTTCTATTGCTATTCTAATTGCATCATTTGGATTATGTGATTTCATGTTTCTCCTGTGTTTAAAATGATAAAGGCGATAATCCTTGTTAACCTTTCAGTTAGTTTAGATTATCGCCTTTACTTTGGGTGTTATGTGTTGTGTGTTATTGGGGTTGTTAATGTCAGGCGCTTAACTCGTCAGCCGTTTTTACATCACCTTCCGCTATTGCCTCATAAGTTGCATGGCTTTCGGTGTTGTCGTTATTGCTGATAATAAGTGCAGCGTCCATCAGCGCATTAACGTATTCTAAATAGTCTGGTTTGTTCAAAACTTTCTGACTAAATTCATTTTTATAGAACTTAACTTCAGTTTCTACCTCACCAGTTTTGAGATCCATCACAGTAAAGGTCTTCCAAGCCCCATCTCCAGCTACGGAAACACTCTTATTACCTACTGTAACTCCAGCCTTTGAATTCTTGCAATACTCCCGAAGAAGATCAAAGATTTCATCATTCTCAAAGATACCCTTTCCAAACATAATCTGGAAACCAACCTTACGGAATGGCTTGGCTACTTTGTTCTTGATTGTTTTAGCTGTTACGTTAATACCTATTACGTTTTCATCTTTATCCTTAATAGCCGATCCACCATCAAGACGGATACGAACCGATGAAGAATATGGTATTGCCATACCACCAGATGTTGTAGTTGGATCACCGAACATTACGCCGATCTTCTGTCTCTGTTGGCTTACAAGAACCAATAGAACCTTCTGACCACCGATAACGTTAGCAATCTTTCTCATGCCCTTGGATAGAACACGGGCTTGTAGACCGATTGTGTTCTGATCATAGTCGCCTTCCAATTCAGCCTTTGGGGATGATTGAGAGACGCTATCCCAAATGACGGTAACAGGAACGTCTTTGGTCATAGTGCGGGCTTTAAGGATAGTGCTCTCTATTACGGAGAGTATTTCCTCTGTGCATGGGGACTGAACGAAAACAAATCTTCTTGCCACATCAACACCCATATTAGCAAGGGTATCTGGATTTGTTGCGTTCTCGGTATCGATATAGACCGCAATGCCACCCATTCTTTGGGTAGAACGTGCTATTTGAGCCATTAGGGTTGATTTACCGATACCGGGTGGACCTTGTATTTCTACAATACGTCCTTCTGGCATTCCACCACCACGACGATTTCCGATAATATAATCTAGTTGTCGTGAGCCTGTAGAAATCCAGCGATGAACATGGGTTGGTGCATCATCTACACCAAGATTGAAAGCGATCTTATCATTGTGTTCTTTATTGATTGCTTTGATAAGATCGGATGAAAAGTCATCCATTACTGTATCTTGAACTGTTTGCTGCGTATCTCCTGATTTTTTTGTAGTTGGTTTTGCCATGTGTTTCCTTCTTTCAGATCATCATATACTAACCGTATCTAAACGTAAACTGTAAAGAGATGAAAAAAAAAGAACATTTAATGGGATTACAATATTTAAAGAAGATAAAGAGGTTATCTTATGAAAGTTACAGTAAAGCAGCTTAAACAACTAATCCGTGAACAAGTAGAAGAAGAAATGGAAGCCAGTCGCCATAACGACTTAAAAAAGTTTGTTTTGGCGCTTGGTGATCATGCTGGTTGGTTTGATGCATCGGATGCGGGTCGTGCAAAACAAAATGTCACAAGGGTTTTTGTCGAGGATGATGAACTAGTCATTGTGTTTCGAAATGGCGACACTTTAGAACAGCACATCAGAGATATCGCTAGAGGATTATTCTGATTTAATACGTATTCTGAACAACCTCGCCGTTATATAAGTTAAACGCCGCTCAAGTTTCCTTGGCGGCGTTCTTCTTTTGTTTATCTCAAACTGTCAGGGGGATGCTTAATCCGTCACAAATCACCGAACGCATCATCGATCGATTTCTTTGCCTTCTTTACCTTTGCCTCTGAAACGGTCTTATCCTTGACCTCTTCAACCTCTTCAGTCTCCTCGGAGGAGGAACCATTACCAGCAAGGAAGTTTTGAAGCATAGCATTAAGCTCGTCCTCACTCTTTACCTGCGCCTTGAAGTATGCCTCAAGGTTTGGAATGCCAGCAACAATCTTATCTGCTGCCTCTGAACTCTTGGCGAGTGGTGAGGGCTTACGGCGTGGTTGAAGCTTGATATCCTTAACTGGATTACCAGCAAAGGTCTTATCAGTTGGAGATACGGTTACGGTGAAATCATAACCAGTCTCTGGATCCATAAGGTTTTCATCCTTATAGTCGGGGTGAGCAAGAACGCTGTAAATATCCTTTACAAGCTTTCCATTTAGCTCCCAGAGTTGAACGCCCTTATCCTCTTCACCACGAACGATGATTGGGGCATAGTAGCGTTCCTTTGGCTGGAGATTACGCCATAGCGTCCAAGCTTCCTTGGACTTATCCTTCTTTAGCTCGGTTAGGAGATTAAAGACAGGATCGGTGGTCCCTTCAAACTGACAACCGGCTACAAACCGGCGTTCTGATAGAAGGCGACTATCATAATAGCTTACCTCATGGAAAGGCTGACCATTACGATCTTGATAGGGGAGGAAGCGAATGTCATGCTGACCAAGCTGCGGCTTCCACCAGTTTACTTTCGTCTTTTCTGCGGTCTTTCCACCCGCTGCGGCACGATTACCAGATAGTTGATTGATTTTTGCCTTAATGGCGTCTAATGAATATGTCATTTTTCTTTCCTTTTATTTTCTATTATGTTAGTGACCTTATTGAACTTGCGTTCAAGGTAAAAAGAGTTGGGTCTATAAAGAAAATCATAAAGCTTCATTGCTTTACCATTTCCGCTATATTTCAACTCGTAACAGTTTGTGTTAGTCATCTTGCACAGGTTTCGTTCTTCAAATCCACATTCTAACCTTAACACAGTTTCAATATGTTTTAAAAAGGTTTCTGCGCCGGAGACAATCTGAAATATACAATCTTTACAGTTTCCACGAACTCTGACAGACCATGAGCCATCACCATCAAAATATCCTCTAATAAAATCTGGATAGAAGTTTTGATTTATGTCTGGCCAAGTTAGTATATTAGTTTTTCGTGGAACAATACCCCATTTGCTTAAATCTTCTTTCATCTTTTTAGATGTAATATAGATTTTTGAAACGTTATATTTGTTATTATAATCTTTTACTTCGCCGCTAAAACAAATATCTTGTTTAAACTGCTCAAGCAAACATTTGTCTTGTTGTTGTAAGGCTATTACTATAGCGTTTTTTGTTGATGAGACACAACCATCAGCAGCAATGAAGCCCAACCAATAAGCTTTTTGAGGTGTATCAATGCTTTCAAAATAAGCGTCATTAACGCTTAACTTTCTTTTAGCCATTTATTCACCTATGTTGCCCAATGGGACTTTAATGATACAGAGGAAAGATATAAGCCATAAAATCCAACCATTGGAAAAAAAGCTTATAAGGAACCTCTGTATGTTAAATATACATCAGAATACCGTTTTTGTCTCTCTCTATGTCTTCTAACCTACATCAATCTATCATAACTTTAAACTGCATAGAGATGAAAAAAAAAGAAGATTTAAAGGTTATATCATATTTAAAGAAAACAAAACTCTTCAAAGAAGAGAAAGGAATATTATTTTATGAAGATTACATTAGGACAACTAAAGCAACTTATCCGTGAACAAGTAGAAGAAGTTTCAGCATTTGATGCTGAAGTTATGCTTGGAGGCGGCACACCTGGAGGTTTCAAGCCAGGATCTCAACTTGATAGCATCGCAGATGATTATGCAGCATTAGCCGAAAAGCTTTCCGACGCAGGTGATGAAGAAGGTGCCGCTAAAGCACTTGCTTCAGAAAAGCATTGGAGATCCGCTGCACGTAGAGCAAAAAGACATGCAGCAAAACACGACCGCATGATGACCCCAGGCACGAAGGAAAACGAAGCTATGGGACGTGAAAATGAAAGACGCCGTAAAGAAGCTGGGGAAAGATATTACGATTATGATACAGGAGAATATGTTGATCCTCGTGGCGCTCGTGGCTCACGCTGATTTCAGCATTATTTAGTAATAAGTTAAACGCTGCTCAAGTTTCCTTGGCGGCGTTTTTCTTTTATCAGGTCTGCGATAAACTCGTTATGCCATGATGCTTAATGCAAGCGCCCCTAACTGCACTCTGCAACAAATAAGCCTCCCAGGGATCCCTCAATGATGGTGAGAAACTTATCTG